GGTAGGAAAGATACACCGGACACTTCATCAAAGTGTTTGTATACCCACGCACCTACTTCCATCCACTCATGTTCCCTAACACTAATGGTTACACTAGGCTTGTGCTCACAGTAGTATCTTTGATACATAAGCCAGAGCTCTAGTTGTTCAATAGCGTTCCTCTCGTTCCTAGTTACTGCACCCTTAGGAGCTTTCATAGGGAATGAGAATACTTTTACACTGTTAGGTTTCATTACATCAGGTTCAGCAGGTATACCTTGGTCCTCCATTAGCTGTGCTATTGGGTCCTTAGAATCTGCTCTGACTCTACGGATATAGTAATCACTGTGTCTAGTGTGTATACCACTGGCACTATCTACTAGCTGACTGACTGTACCACTAGGTTTAATAGCAGTAGTAGCAGTAGCTTGTTGAATACCTAATAGCTCTGACCAGTCCTTGTTAGTCTTAACAGTTTCTTTCTTTAAGTCTGATAAGAAATCAGGTAGGTTACGTTTACCGTAATGTCCTCTGTCTGTGTTACTTCCATTCATGAACTCATTGTCCATGATGCCAGTTAATGACACACCTAGTAATGCTTCCTCTTCTGTATTGTGTACCCACTTAGGACGTAGACGTTTGATGTTAGTCAGTGATGCTTGGAACGTACCAAGTATACTAGCCAGTCTAACCTTACGGAGTATATCCTTTTGCTTATCTTCTGCTCTGACTACTACCTCAGTTAGATTACAGAACTGTCCATCCCTAAGAATGATTTCACTACAAGGGTTACAACCAAAGTCATGGTCAGTATCACGTCTACCAATAGAAGCTACTTGTTTAATTGCTGCTTCTCTATTAAAGATACCACGCTCACCTGACTTAGATTCATATAAAGAAGTCCACTCCTTCATGAAGATACCAATGTCTGGCTTCTCTGTGTAGCATACACTGTTGTTACTTAGTGCCATCTCAGGGGTATCAGACCACCATTGACCGGACTTAGCATTACGCATGCGTTCATCAGTTAGGTTAGACAAAGAGATAAGTGCAGACCTACGTACACCACCTACAACTACAACCTCTGCAATCTTACACATCATACGGTGACACTCAAAGCTAGTTAGCTTACGACCTACTGCATCTTTAAATAGATTAGTAGAGAAGTTAAACAAGTCTAGTAATGGTTCAGGTCCTGATGCTCTACCACCAAAGGTAGATAGTCTAGCACCCTTAGGTCTTACCTTAGAGAAATCCCACTTAGGCATCTCACCATCATAGAGATAGGTAATAAGTTTACGGAATGCAGACTGCCATCCTTCCTTACTATCCTGTACTACGATGACATCTTCTACATCTACTAGCTCCTCTGGTACCTCAGGTAGTTTGTTTACTTGCTGTCGCTCTACACTAAAGCCAACACCAGTACCGTGCATAAGAACGAATAGACATTCATCAAATGCTTTAGGGTGGTCAACACTTAGGTAGGCACAGTTGTATCCTGCTATGTGGTTCTTAGCTAAGGCTGGACCTGCTGTCATTAGTGCTCTCATGCTAGGCATAACATCTAAGTTAAGCACAGCTTCCTCAAGAATCTTACGAGTCTTAGGTACTAACTCTTGGTTAGTGTTCTCTTTCAGATGTACCTCCATGAAATCAAAGTAGCGTGCTACTGTTTCCTTCCATGTTTCTCTACGTTTCTTTTCAGGTAGCCACCTTGCGTACCTGCTAAGAGCAATAAAGTTTTGGTAATCAGTTGGTAATTTATTCATCCTCTATTCCTTTAAATTTATGTAAGTTATCAATAAGCTTGTCGTCAAATCTTTCTATCAGTTCCTCAGGTTCTATATCTAAGAAGTCACAGAGCAGACAGACATCAAACTCTTGGGTTATCTTTTCTTTAAGTTCATTTAGCAGTAGTGCCATAACGCTTTAGCTCCTTCAATGTATCTGTTGTGAACCACTTGAACCCTTCTTTCTCACACCACTCACCCATAGTAATCTTGGAACCCTTCCTAACTTTCTTGTTAGCATTGGTCAAGACAAACACAAGCTCCTGTGAATGTAAAGAATCTCGAATAGCTTTATACTTTTGTGTGTCGCCTACTCTGAAGTATCCTTTACACTCTACTAATATATTACCCTTAGTAAAATCAGGTATGTACTTACGCTTTGTTATGTATGGTATGTGGTAAGGTTCATAGTTCCAACCGGTTAGCTTATCACCAACACCGGCTTCAAACTTGTTCCTATATTTAATGGTATTTGTTTTCATCTTCTCTTATAAAAGTAAACTCAAGTTCACCATCTCCTTCCGGTATAAAATCTCCTTCAAGTAAGAAGGGTTGTTGTAGACTTTCCAACATCAGAGCCATACTAGATACTAACTCATCTGGACTGTCACCTGTGGGTACAGCAGGGTCGACAGCAAAGCTACTGATTGTACCATCAGGCTCATAGAAAACCTCTCGTATAGTACACACACCATCCTTGTCCATCATCCCTCTGTATCTCCACTCCATTATTTATCCTTCTTCTTAGACTTCTCTTTAATCAGAGCTTGTATAAACCTAGAGCCATCATAAAAAGGAATCCCTTGTAGTTCCCATCCCATGTCCAAAGCTCTGTTTACTTGGGGTTCAAAGCTACGCACATCTGCTACTATTAATTTATATTCTTTACTCATAATTTCTAATCTCCATTACTTTAGGTTCTACGTTGACTACAGCTAAGAATCTTGGACCAGTTGAATAGGCAAAGACTCTCATGTTAGGGTAACAATGTTTCTTAAACTCACAGTAAGAACATCCTATAGGCAGTTTCATGTTGCCTGATTTACCATCAGCAACTAGGTCATAACATGGCTCAGGAATTGTATCTGATTCTATCATCCCTTTAACATGCTTGATTCTTTTTACTACATCTTTATCTAACAGGTCCACCTTTGTTACAGCTAGGTGTCCGTTTGATTTATCCATGGCTAGGAAGCATGCTTCATCAGCACCCTCAGCCTGACCATAGCCACTGATTTGGTCTATGTATCCAAAGGGGTCATCATATTGCAGACTGTTCTCTTTGAATTTCTTGAAGCCATAGGTTGATGTAGACTTTACATCACACAATAGACCATCAATCTTACAGTCCATTGAACCCTTGATACCTTCAAGCTCTACTCTCTTCTGTTCATCTGTTACATCATGACCAGAGAGTTTGACCAAAGCTAGTATCATCTCTTCAATCAAGTGACCATAAAGAAACTTGATTAAAGTGTGAGCTTTTAATCGCTCACCTTTGTACTTATCTTTCCTGTGTTTATACCATAGCTTTCTATCAGGGTGTCCAATGTTAGACATCCTTAATGTGCCACCACTAAAGTCCTTAGGGTATAGCCAATCTCTAAGGATTGATTCCATGTTGGAACCGAAGTCTTTAAAGATTTGTTCAGCAGGTACCCTAGCAGGGTGACTCTTTGTTTCAGCTAGGTCGTATATATCTTGAACTAAGTTATCAATCTTGCTCATTTCTTTCTCCCAGTTTATGGTCTATTAGTTTCTCAATAAACCATCTTGCTTTACGGAGGTCATCTATCTGTCCATCTCCTCCTTCTCCATGCTTGTGAGCATGTCTACATATATACTTCATAGCTGATGCAGTTAGGTAGTCCATCTTCTGGTCAAGTATAAAGTCTATTACTTCTATCTTGCCTTGCCTGTAATGGCTAGGGTTTACGTTGTCACATGTAAAGTTAGTGCGTTTCATTCCACGTTTCTCCTATCTTATAGTCACCATCCAGTGGACAGTTAAGGTTAAAGTCTTTACCTGCTTGTATTATTGAATCAACAGCAAGCCTACCAAAAGACTGGGCATCCATGTCAAGAACTTCTGTCTGTATCTCATCATGTATGTTACCTACAATCTTGTACTTATACTTATGAGTACGAGCCATGGAGTCAAGTAATGTTAAAGCTTTCTTCATGACAATAGCACCTGCACCTTGAAGTAAGGTATTGAGAGCAGAGTGCTCAGACCTTACCCATATACGCCTACCATCTAAGCCTACAAGGTAGCCACGTTTGGATGCTGTTGCTACACGCTCACGTAAAGACTTGAGAGCTGGTGTGTTATCAAGGAACTTACGCTTCACTTCCTTACCATCAGCAGATGTACCACCTACAATGCTACCAATCTTCTCATCACCTGCACCATATAGGAAAGCATAGATGAAAGTCTTGGCTTGGTCACGAGTAGGTAAACCTGCAGACTTCTGGTTAGCAGTATGAATGTCACCATCTAATACCTCACGAGTATAGGAAGGGTCATTCATATAGTGGGCGAGCATACGTAACTCAAGACCACTGGCATCCATACCTACTAGAAAGTTACCATGTTCTACGGTCCATAGCTTACGACACTCTGTACCATAAGGTGAATAGGATGCAGGTACCTGTGCTAAGTTAGGTCTAGCATGTGTCATGCGACCAGTTACAGCACCGATAGGATTGACATAGCCACGTACTCTACCATCAATCTCGATTGCATCTACCCAACTCTGCACCTGTGCTACACGTTTCTGTAACATAAGATACTCGGCTATCTGTTTAGCCTGTGGTAAGTCTACCTCATTGAGTACACGCTCATTAACAATGACATTACCTTTCTCTGTAAAGTCATTAGGCTTCCAACCAAAGTGTTGAAGGTACCTAGATATCTGTTGACGAGAGCCAAGGTTAAAGTCAGGGAATATATTATAACCCCAACTGTTGTCTGTGTTCTGGTGTTTGTAATGAGCACCCTTATCTAGCTGTGCTTGTGCACGCTTGGACGTACTACCATCCTTGTTGTACCACTTGTCACCGGGATGTTGTAAGTCTATCCACACAGGTAATGGCTTGAATGTATTACGTACATCAACCTCTACATTATGTAGCTTCTCTCTCAACTCACCGAGTAACAGGTTAGCTTCACGCTCATTGATAGTCCAACCATTGGCTATCTGTTCAGTTATGATACGAGCCACGTCATGCTCAAGCTGAATGCTCTCCTCTCTAAAGCTTGAGAGTTCCTTGCTTAATGTTTCGTATACCTTCTCGGTCAACTCAACATCACGCTTACAATACTCAACCATATCCCAAGAGAACTCACCCCATTCAGAGTGGTCACCTTTACTAAAGCCAAGACGATTACCCCATGACTCTAATGAATGACCTGCTTCTCTATTAGGATGACCAAGTCTGGACATGACTAGCGTATCTTGAACAGCTTTTTCCCATTTGAATCCCGTAAGTCTTTCCAGTACGGGTAAATCATATCCAATAATATTATGCCCGCAAATATGAGTAACACCATTAAGGCGTACCCAATCAGCAAACTCAAAAATATCTTCGCCAATAAATACATTAGTAGTTCCATACTCTACCTCCTTTGCAACTATACACCATATAGTATCAGGTCTAAGACCGTTAGCTTCTATGTCTAGTATAATTTGTTTCATTAAAATTCTCCCACTGAATCTGTTTCCTTCATTCTACCAGTTTCTTTGTCATAATGTAGAGAACATGCAGGACCAGTGAGTCCACTGAATCTATTCTTTAAGACTCTAAGTATCGTAGTGTTGCGAACAACGGGGTCCTCTGCTTGTTGATTTCTTTCTAAGCCAATCACCATGTCGGAGAGCTGTGCAATACTGGCTGAACCACGAAGCTCTGATAGACTTATCTGTCCACCTTCTTCATGACCTTTACCCATTGGTCTACGCAAGTGAGAAACAAGGAACAAGCCTATGCCTGTTTCCTGTACGAGCTGTCGTAACTTAGTCATGATACTGTCAATAGCTTTACGCTCATCAAGTACCTCTTGGTCACTGACTACGATAGACAGGTGGTCCAGTACAATCCACTTACAATCCAAACCTTTAGCTAGGTAGCGTACCTTAGAGAGTAAGTTATCCTCACTGGTACTACCGAAGTGGTCATACATAAACACACGACCTTTGCCCATAGTCTTATCCCAGTAACCTTTAAGCTCACTGTCATCTACATCTTGCATGTTGAGGTGCAATGGTTTGTTAGCTTCAATGGACATAACACCTAGCGTAGTATTCTTTACGCTCTCCTCCAAAGCTAAGATACCTATGTTCTCATCAGTTGCATTGAGCAAGTAATGTTCGAGCTCTCTGACCATTTGAGATTTACCCATGCCAGAACCACTTGTAATAGTTACAAGCTCACCCTTACGGAAACCATAGGTTAAATCATTGACGCCAACCCAAGGATAAGGAACGGACTCAACACGTATCTCCTCTGTCAGTATGTTCCATGTGTCCTCACTAGCTACAATACCATCAGGTCTGTCAG